TTTTGCTCCAATGCTCAAAGCAATCCAAGAACTCTCCGCTAAGGTAGCTGCATTGGAAGCTAAATAATATGCCATACGCAAAAGAAAAATACGATCTCCCCTCTGGATTCACTGATCTGGGTGAAGAGGTAAAGCCAATGGCAATGCCAGAAATGGCAATGCCTAAAAGCGATTACCATTACCCATCACTCTATTTTGAGAACGCAGAGGGTCTTAAAAACCTCCCTAAAGAGGGTACTGCTACCATCTACTTCCGAAAGACAATGGAGAAGGATGAGACTACAATGCGCGATGGGAAAGAAACCAAACGTCATTGTGTTGAGTTGTGTATCTGTGGCATTAAATCCAATGGATCCTCCGAAATGGACATGGAAGATGAGATGGACGATGAAGATGCTATCGACTCTGGGCTAGAAGAAGCTGAATCTGCAAAACCAACAACTAAAATCGAGATTGAAATCGGTGGTGAAGAGGAAGATTAATTTATATGGCAAAACCAACAACTGAGGCAGTAATGCCCGAACCTGCAATGGGAATGGATCTTCCTGAAGACATGAGCGGAATCGCTTCTCCAATGGCAGAAGAGGGTGCGGTCACCATTTCTGTAGCCAAGTCTAAGTTTGACGAATTGCACAGCATTGCCATGCAACTCGCTGGTGTTATCGACGCACTTGCCGCTGACGTTGAGGGTCAAAAGGCCGCAACTGAATCGCTAGAAGGCAAAGCACCTGCCGCTGAAAATGCAGCAATGGCAAGCGAAGAAGATTTTCTGAATTCTATTGCATCCGAAGGTTCCATGCGCTAATTTATCGTCATGTTTGTCGATCAAATCTTTGAGGAATGTGCGGAGATTTTAGGAACTACTGACGAGAAAAGAGTTTACCGCAAAATCACGCAGGCTGTTCAGACGCTTATGGAGTCTGGACACTGGATGCAATCCACTGCGGACGTTGATGTTTGCACAGGATGGGATGGTTGCACAATCGCTCTTCCCCGTGGAATAGACGTTCCCCTTGCGGTTAATGTAGATGGTTCCCCAGTCTACTTCCGCAATCGTCTATTCCAATACCATGTAAACAAAGGTGGTAAATTCAACACTGTAGAATGGGCATGGGATGACCGAGGCTATGTAGCTACATTGATGCAGATCATCCAACCCTCGCAGTTGGTAGCTATTGCCGAAAGCGAAAATGACGTTGGCAAGATCATTCGCGTTACTGGAACCGATTCCAACAACCGAGATCTTCGCAGCCAACTCAAAGATGGAACTGGTGTTGATGGTCTTCTCATACCAATCCATTCGCAATCTGACTTCGCTTACGGAACGATTGCTCCTGACGATGCCACTATTCGCACCCGTGAGGTCACTATAACCCCGATTAGCAAGTTTGCGTCCGCAACCCCTCACACACTTGATTCTGGTCAGGGAATGGCTATTACTGCGATCTCTGGCACTATCCCAGTCCCGCTTTCCAATGGTCAGACGTACTACATTGGTGTTCTGGATGCGCTGACCATTCAAATTTTCAACGATTCTCTCAATGCAGAGGCAGGTAATTACCCACTTTCCCTCCAAAGTATAGTAGGAGCAGGGCCATTGAAATTCCTAGATTCTAGGACTTCATTCGTTGTCACTGCTCTTCAATTCGCGTCTGCTCCTACTATCGAAATAACAACGGCAAATCCGCTTACTTTCCCATCTGGGCAAACTTTGCCTATTGGCTTGCGTTCTGGAGTTACATACTTTGGAAATCTGCTAGACGCAACGCACCTGCAAGTTTTTAGTTCGATCTCTGACGCACAAGCAAATGTTAACGAGGTTCACACGACTGGATCTACAAACCCAATCAACGTCGATATCCGAAAGGAAATCGTGCCAGAGACAAAGTTGACATTTAGTATAGATCACTTGCTCACACAGGGTGATCAAGTGCAAGTTTTCACGTCTGGTGGAACACTTCCACAACCCTTGCTGGCAAATCAAAATTACTTTGTAAACATCGTAGATACAAAAGCTGTTTCGATCCATACAACACAAGCGGACGCACTTGCATCTTCTCCTACGAATTTTGTAAATCCAATTAAGATCACATCCGCTGGGGTTGGTACGATTTCTCTCATTAAGTTAATTCCAGCATCCGCTGTGGCAGGAGAAGCTAGTCAGATCACCGCACCGGGCCTTTCCATTGCGTCACCATCTGGAGCGGGAGCAAACTTCACTCCAATCGTTGTTGGAAGTGTTACATCTGTTAACTTGTCCGATCAAGGATCTGGGTACACTGCCGATCCTACAGTGACATTTTCCGCTCCTCCAGCACCACCATCTGGAAGCACAATTTCAGTTAGAACTGCGACTGGATATGCTATTCGCAATTCTATCACCTACCAGTTGTCATCGATTGTGATTGATGACCCCGGATTTGGATACACAACCGCACCTTCTGTAACAATTTCTGCTCCTCCTGTATCTCCATTAATTAACATTACATCAATGGTTACAAATGGTATTACAGTTACTGTTAATACATCTGGCAATCATAGCTATAGAACTGGTGATACAGTTACAATATCTGGAGCAGATCAATCCGCTTACAATGGTGATTTCGTTGTAACAGTATTAAGTTCAACTTCATTTACCATTCAATTGGTTACAGAAATTGGACAAACATTTTCAGTTACTGCTTTAACCCGCACATCAACAACGGCAACCGCAACAACGTCTGCTGCACATGGGTTTGCTTCTGGTCAGGTTATTGCAATCAGTGGTGCTGATCCAGATGGATACAATGGCAACAAAACGCTATTAACAGCATCTGGAACAACATTCACATACACAGTTTCATCTGCGTTATCCACGCCTGCAACTGGTTCTATTCAGGCTTTTTCATCTCCTGCAACTGGAACATTAAAGGTTAAACTAAAAACAGGAACTCAGGCTGTTGCTAATGCGACTATTCAAACATCATTTGTTGTTGGGTTCACTCAAATTTCTGGAGGTTCTGGATATTTAAATGCTCCGCAGATTGAAATCACTGGTGGTGGTGGATCTGGAGCGACTGCAACAGCAAACATTGCAGGTGGAGTTGTCACTTCTCTTAATGTAGTAACAAGCGGAACTGGATACACAAGTCCACCAACAGTGTCTATCACTCCATCTACAGGAGTATTTGTTCAATTCTCTTCGACTGGAACACTTCCATCCCCATTGCTTTCTGGAACATCGTATCGCGCAGAAACACCATTAAATCCATCTACAGGCACATTTACTGTCAAGAATGCTGATTTTAGCAAGATCAACATCACATCTTCTCCAACTGGAACATTCTATGTTGTTCTATCTCGCGTTTTCGGAGTATCATTCACTAATAAGTGGCTAGGTGATTTTACAAACCTAACAACTCCAGAAACGATTTATTGGGGAACCGATTATTTATTGCCTACAACTAGCCCAGCAATTGACAATGGCGCAACTCCAGCATACCTAAATGTATCGTCTACGTCAGTTGCTAGGGCATATACGTCCTCGGCAAATGCAATTGCGGGTGGAACGACTGGTTTGATTAGTGTTGTGTCATTTGGAACTGGGCAGTCTTACTTTGCAAAGAGATTCTCTGTCTCCCCACTTCCATACAACAACCTAATTCAACCCTCGTCTGTGCAATTCTTGCAAGAAAATGAAACTGTTAAATTTTCTACAAGCGGGGTTTTACCATCTCCATTGGTTGCTGGAACGGACTACCAAGTTAGGGTGATTGGGGATAGTGTTAATGTATATTCTGGAGGTGTGCTAGTTCCGATTACAACCCCCGGAACTGGTCAGTTGTCGCTCGATATCCAACGCACCTTTACGGCATCACCATCCACAAGCATTGTTGCTGACGCTTCGCTTTACACAACAGGTCAGTCCGTTACTGTACGAGCCAATTCTGGAGATGTACTTCCATCTGGTCTTGTAGCAGGAACCACATACTTCGTTCGTCGCATCGACAACGATGAGTTTGAGCTTTACACTACCAAGTCACAATCTCAGAACCTAACTAGCACAACTGGCAGGATTTCATTTTTGACAAGCGGACTTTCCACGGACAGCAATTTCTTCGTGGATGCAATTCAAGATCCAATCTTGGTGAAAAGTGTTGCTAATATTCAAAAGCCAATCACAGACGGATTTGTGTCTTTGTACGCAATGGACTATGGACGCAGCAACGATTTAACCTTAATTGGTCAATATCACCCTACAGAGGTCAACCCGCAGTACCGCAGGATCCGCATTGGCAAACCATGCGCGTGGGTAAGAATTGCCTACAGGCTAAAACCTCCAGTTATCACTAGTAAATACGACTTCATTCCAATTGAGCATACACGCGCAATTATTTGCGCAGTCCACGCTTGCGACTTGGAAGATAAAGATTTTGCTGAACAATCACTACGTTACTGGGGATTTGCCTTGGCATATCTGAAAAATCAGCAAGAACACCAAGATGGTCACGCATTCGTTCCACCACAAATTAATGATTTGACGTATGGTGATGGAACTGATCCAGTTATGTTCTAGTAATGAAAAGTGAAAACATTACAGCAGGAAGACTAAAAAAAGTCTCAACTGGGTGGGTGCAAGGGGTTAATTCCGTTCGCAACCCGTGGTCATTGCCAGAAAACCAATGCAAGTGGGGTGTAAATGTTAATGTCCGTGGTGGCATCGTTCAAACGAGGCCGGGGTATAAAATGCAACTCTCCCTTCCCGCTGGCAACTTCCAAGGTGGTGTTCTCTTTTCTTCTAATAAACAAAAGGAATCGGCACTTACAATTGAACGGGATGGCGTAGTATCGACTACTCCAGCTAAAATCTTCGACGTGGATGGAAGTGGTGTCGTTGCAAGCGAGTTGTCCTACATGGTGTTTGCCGTGAATGGCAACGTCTACTACTCGCCATTCCCGCTGGTTCAGCCAAGCAACTGGGAAGATTATCGGTTAAAAAACATCTCGATGAATCCCGACGTGGATCAATTCGTGTTTGCGCTTGCTACACGCTCCGCAAACCTATCGACTGGAACGAACGAGTTTGCTACTCCTGCACATCGGATTGTGATGATCCAAGATGGGATCTCTTATCCTTCGTACTGGGACGGGTCTGATAAGGTAGGTGTTCAACTCTCAACAATTCCTGTGGGTTATTGGATGGCATATAGCGGAAACAGAATGTGGATCGCTGATAAGAACATTGTACTAGCCTCCGATCTAGGTGATCCAACATCGTTTAAAGAACGTACCACAGGAACATCCCGTGGAGATTTTAGTTTTTCTCGTCCTGTTACTGGATTGGCAAGCTATGTCGGTCAAGATACATCAACACGTCTGATTGTATTTACGGATCGGTCTACATTCCAATTGAAATCGGGAGTTCTTGATCGTGAGCAGTGGGTCACAACTGAAAACTTCCAATCCACATTGTATCCAACTGTTGGTTGCATTGCTGGAAAATCAATCGCCTTCCAAGCGGGTCAGATGTGGTGGTACGCTCAAGGGGGTCTGATGACGGGCGATATTGCAGCAACCTCCTACTTGTCCTCGCAGGTCTTGTTCAAGGACGTTGAAATGGCAAGAGCAAAAAGACTCATGGCAGCGGATCCAACGAGGATTTGCGCCACGGGATTTGAAAACTATTTACTGTACTCAATACCTTACTTGCAGACCCTTAATTCTGACACAATGGTGCTAGACTACGCAGCGGCATCGGAGTGGGGTGATAATCGAAATCCTGCATGGGCAGGAGTTTGGACAGGCACACGTCCAGTCGAATGGACTACAGGAGTCATTGACGGGCAATCTCGGTGCTTCCACTTTAGCGTCGATTACGCTGCAACGAACGATGGATCTTTTAATCACCTTTGGGAGTCATTCCAACCAGAACGAATCGATTCATACTTGCAGATCAATCCAGACAAAACCACAACGACACTCTACAACCGCATTTACTCGCAGTTTGAAACTCCATTGCTTGGTGACGAAATGGATCTCAAGAAGTTTGTGTATGCCGAAATCGAATCAACGCAGATTGGTGGCACAGTTGACCTAAAAGTGTCCTACAGGGGCAGCAAGGGAGCATACAACCCAATCCTTCAAAAGCGCATTCTTGCGGTCACGGATGACTACCAATGGCAGAACACTCCGTATGAGTCAGAGATTCAGAATCTAGGTTTCCTTAACTCCCAGTATCGAAGGTTGACCACTGAATCGGCGCAACGGAATTCACTTGTTTCAACGTGCGAGTCCTATCTGACAGACGATGTCGATAAAGCATTCTCGCTACTAATCGAGTGGTGCGGTGAATTTGGAGTAGAGATTGTGCGACTCTTTATGGATCCTTGGCAGGAGAAATCCACGGGTGTTCCGCAAGGAGATGAGACTCAATCTTGCGTTGTGGCACAAACTGGTGAAACATTGTTAATCGACCTGCTACCCAATCCATACGAGCAACAATCGGCAAATGATAACTCATATAGCGCAAAAGTATTCAAGACCGCAACATTGATTTGTGATGTAAACCCATCGAAATCAATTTCTGCCACGGCATCTGCTACGTTCTTGTCATATATTAGTTTTGAACACGCGCAGGAGGAAGCTGGAGTGCTTGCTCTTCAATCAGCAACTGCCGCTGCACAGCAATTTAAAGCACAGAATCCCTGCTAATATGCCATCGATCATTACAGCAACTAAAGAGGTCACTAGCTTTCCAAACAAGTTCATCAGTCCATTTGGTGATGATCCCGTGGTTCCAATTTACTCGTCAATCCCATTCACCACAGGTCAAAATAATTGCTTGCCATGCGCGGTGTGTGGCAGTAACTCTACACGCAACAATATCCTGAAAGCACAAGCTGACAGGTTTGCTAACTATACACAAACAATAGCCAATCCAGATGACATTCTGGTTGGATTTAATTAATACATATGAGGCCACAAATTGAATATAAACTTGTTCAAAAGGGAACTAATGAATTCTTGGAACTTGTTGATTTTGCTGAAGAATTCGATCACAAGATTATAGAGCATCCCAATATTAATGTTTATGCACATTATCGTGATGGTGTGCTGTTTGGATATTCCGATCATGTTTTTATCCCAACAATCTATCCCGCATATCATCCTAAATACACTAGACCAAAAGATGTTATCCAAACCATGAGTGATTGGAAGGCACACTGCCAGATTTCAAACTCACCGGGGTTCATCGGAGTTCCGTTAGCCAATGAACGAACCAATTTTACAAACGAAATAATAGAAAAATTAGGGTTGACTCCTCTTAAAAGAGAAGTTTATTCTTTAGCTTAATTAAACTTATGGGTGGAAAAACATATACTCCTCAAATTCAACAACCTCGTCCTGAACTTAACATGATGATGGCATCCGAGGCAAACAAGGGGATGTATGGTGGGCTTGCTTCTCAAGGAAAGTTGCTTGAAATGGCTACTCAACTAAAGCCAATTTACCAAGAGTTCAACCCAAGCGAGGTATCTCAACAAGCATTTGAGTTAGGAATTGAAAACGCAAATCGCGCCAGACAATTTGAAGAAAACGTAGATCCAACTCTAGCTAAGATGCGGTCAGGCATGAGTGAGACTGTACAAAACTTAACCTCTCCAGAGAGTTGGCAACAAAAACTAGGGCAGTGGGCAAAGACAAAAGGTCTGGCACAAATGATGGGGACTGGACTCGACATGGGATCAACCATTGGCAGGTCTGCAATGTTTGACCAATCCACGGCACAGGGTAGGCAGATTGCGCTAGAGGATATGGCACTGCGTCAAAAGTATCTAGATGCAACTCAAATGCAGGGAGGCATTGACCCCGGATCATTGGTTGCTGGACAACAAGCAGCAAAAGGACAGAACCGACAAAGTCTTCAAGAATGGCAACGTGGAGTGCTGTCTGGCGCACAGGGTCTAGGACAAACTGCACAGGATGCAATTAACCGCTCGATGGGCAACATTCAATCCGCTCATAGCGCAAACGTAGCTGACACTCAAAATTATAACAACATGATGAACCAAGTCATGGCACAAAACGCGCAAAGCAAAAATGCCGCAACCGGGTCATGGATCAGTGCTGGTGGTGCAGTTGGTGGAGCAGCACTTGGTGCGGCAATTATCGTTTAATGAAAAACCTCATACATAAAACAATCGATAAAGCAGTTCGTTGGAACAAACAATGGCCCAATGCGGTCATTTTTTGGTCTGGTGGGAAGGACTCAACTGTGCTTCTCCACTTCTTAAAATTTAAGTGCGGAATTGATATCCCTGTGGTTCAATTTCGGCAACCAAAATTCCGCGAAAGGTATGCGTATTCAGACAAGCTAATTAAGGACTGGCAATTGACAATGTATGAATATCCAGCATTCAAGCACACTCTCGCAGATGGGCCTGATGTCCACACTGGAGACGTTCGTTTTGATTTGCTTCACTATTTCCAGTGGGGCCAAAACTCCATTGTTCTGTCTTTGGGAACTGAACGTCCTAAAGCGAATGAACCATTCATGTGTGGTGTAGATGACTTTTTGATGCGACCAACTGGAACATTTAATTTTCCGTGGAATGCAGTTTGGATTGGAACTAAAGGTGGAGATACTGACCTAATGAAAGGACAACTTTCGTTGTCGCAAGATATCCGTCACATTGATGGAAACCCTGTCTCGCTTTACTTGCTGAAAGATTGGACTGACGAAGATGTCTTTGAATACCTTGAGACTAACAATGTCCAGCCAGATCCAACTCGATATGTCAAAGGCAAGCATGGATGGATGAACAATCCTGACAAGTCATTGAACGCTGACTTTTATCCCGTCTGCCTCAATTGCGTTGATCGCCACCAAGGGCCACACGTCGATTGTCCAAAGCTAAAAGCAAAGATAACTAACATTTCCCACCTTGCGCCTTACGATGACATCGTAATACCAGATTTGGGATTTAAACCAGTGAATTGGAATAACGGAGAATAACATTATGGGTGGATCAAATGCAGCAAACGCAACAGGAGCAACACAAACACCAGTCGCTAATAGCCAATATGGTGGAATTGTAGGAAGCATTTCTAATGCAATTGGTCGAACGGGTGATTCCGCACAAAATTTATTGGCAGGTAAACTAGGAACTGGAGCGCAACCTCGACCTGATTACAACCCGCAAAAGCAACAGCAGAACCAAATGGGTGATGCATTGAAAGACGCATTTGGTAAGGTTGGTCAAGCTGCATCTTCTCCATATGATCGTGCGGCTAAATCACAATCTGATTCTGCTTCAGCATGGTCTGCCATGCAACGTGGTAGTGGTGACGGAAGTGGCAGTCTTGGTTTTTCATCTATGGGCGCATATTCCGTACCAGAGACTGGTGAGGAAAAAGCATCACAGGGTTGGGCAGATGCATTTAAATCCATTGGGACTGCTGCAATTGGTGCTTATGGGCAGAAATTTGGTAATCCAGCAACCTCACCCGGAGGTGAATTCAATCCCTATGCTCAAGTTCGCAAACCGCTTTAATGGATGATGAATACGACTGCGAAAAATGTGGGGCTTGTTGTTGCTTCAAATGGTCTTGGCCTGTCTTGCGACGAGATCGATCTGATGCGACTGGTATCCCGCAAGAGATGCAAAGGCAAGACTACCCGCTAATGAAAACGACCGATTCCAGATGCATTGCCTTGGACGGAAAAGTTGGTGAAAAAGTGTGTTGCATGGTATATGCTAACAGACCGAATTCTTGCAGACAATTCCAGCCCGGTTCTGATTTGTGCAAGGAAGCGAGAAAGAAATTGACAATTTGAAATATTAAATGTATTTCACTAACAACCAACCAAACAATTAACATTAAAATTAAGGAGTAATATTATGGGAGGAGGATCAATGCCTACACCACCACCGCCACCAGACAACACGCCAATCTTGCTTGAGCAAATGCGTCAAAATCGAGAGGAGTCTTCTCGCGCTAGGCGAGACACTGATTTGTCGCAACGCAATTCGATGGTTGAAGCGCAAAATCAGCAAGCCTCCATGCTTGCGCGTGAGGGGTCACAACGCGCACAACAGTCGATTAGTGGTATGAATGCCTTAAAAGCAGCAGAAGATGCCGCTGCACGTCAACGTAGCTTGCTTGCGGCACAGGGTGCAGGAGCGGCAGCAACGGGAACTGGATACGATGTCAATGCCGCACGTCAAGGCGCAATGGCAAACCTTGGCGCGGCATCTGGAACCCTTCCATCCACAGGCGCAAACATGATGAACCCAACGATGGTCAATCCTGCAATGACAACTGCGGCTAACCAAGGCGCAGGTGGCAGCAACCAACGGGTCAATCAATTCGCAGTTCCTTCAGCATCTGGACTAACATTCGGCGGGGCTTAACCTTATGGCACTACCCACTGGTGGCTATTCGTTCACCCCACAGACCGCAAGTCTTGGGGCGAGTCCTCTGTCTGCGTTGAAACCTCTCGACGTTGGAGTAAGCATTCAGTTTACTCCAATGCCGAAATACGAGGTTCCATCCGCGCAGCAGGAGTTAGTCAGCATGGGTGCTGCAAAGGGGTTCCAAGCGTTAGCTGAACCTGTTTTTGCTGCGATTAAAGCGAAAGCAGACGAGAAAAAAGCAGACACAGCACTCATTGCAAAGTATAAACATGAAGAAAAGATTGCTGGAATTCGTGCGGCAAAGACTGAAAAAGAGTTGCTGATGGAAGATTTAAGATATAAAGATCTTGAAAACAGAGTAAATGAAAGAGGTGGAAATAAAGGCGATGAAACCATTAACTCTGGTGGTTTTGATGATGAAACTCCTATTGGTGATTCATTGCCAACCGATCCAGAAGCAGACGTTTCAAATCAACCTAGTTTGTTTAATATAAACGATGTAGAAAGTTCTGATTTTCTAGGTCAAATCAATCCAACTCCAGAAAAAGTTGCCGCATTGTGGAACACTCCCTTAGCTGAATTGACAGCAAGTGCTGGAACTGCTGGAGCGCAGCAAGAGCAAGCATTGGCATCGATGGGTGCTGGAACACTCACTCCAGCGGGTCAAGCAATATCCACTGACGCTCAACCTCAACCTCAAGCACCAGCACCAACACCAGAGGAACCTAGATTTGGTTTAATGGCTAAATTCCGTGGTCTTTATACTCCTGAAGAGGCTAAAAAGATGAGGGCTGAGTTCTCTGGTAAAATGACAGAATTGTCTGGAGATGGAAAGATGGAACCAGTTCCATCTGGAGTAGGATACCAATTCGACAAACCAATGCGCGATGTTGCTCCTGTTCGTGTTGAGAAAGCTATTCCAGTAGCACAGGCATCACAACCAAGAGATATTAGTAAATATGTTCAAGCGTGGGCAGATCCAAGTGTCGCATCATCTGCCGCTGACAAGGTTGCTGAAATCATGGGAAGTGAATATGCTTATCCAGAAATTACGCAGTTTAAAAATAAAAGCGGAGATGTTGGATATAGGGTAAATATTCCCAAAAAATTGACTAGAAAAGAATTGGCAGAATCCAAAACATCAACAGAACCTTCTTTTAAAGATGAAAAAGAATTGCGGCAAGAATATCTTGGACTTACAAAAGATTATAAAATAATTCAGAGTGCTTGGAGATCAATTAGATCGGCTGGAGAAAGAAAAGAAACAGACCCACCATCTCCAGCATCAGATATGGCTTTAATATTTGGATTTATGAAATTGCTTGATCCAACTTCCACTGTAAGAGAGGGAGAATATGCCACGGCTCAAAATGCAACGGGAATTCCGGGCAGGGTTGCAAACGCATATAATAAAGCAATCGATGGTGTGATTTTAAACATCGATCAAAGAAATGATTTCTTAGGGCAATCTAAAAAACAATACGATGCAAGATTAGGAGAGTACAGTGAATTAAAAACCACATATACAAAACTTGCTAAAAGAAAAGGATTTGATCCAGAAAATGTTGTTCTTGAGTTTAGTATGCCAGAAGCAGTTGTTTCCGATAAAGAAAATCTTAATAATCAAGCAACTGCTTTGGCAAAGCAATTAGCAACTCTTCCAAAGGGTAGTCCAGAAGAAGTTAAAGCAAGACAAGATTTAATAGTTATACGGGAAAAAATAGTAGAAGCGCAAAAAGTAGGGAAATAAATACTAATGAGTGATTACAATGAATTGCTAAAAACAATTGATGACGCTTTAGCGCAAACAGAAAAAGCGCAAGAACCAAAGAATCCAACTCAAGCAATACTAGATGAAATTGATGCTGCTTTAGGAGAAAAGCAAGAAGAAGCACCAGTTCCATCTGTTACCCCTGCACCAGTTCCATCTGTTACCCCTGCTCCAGTTCCATCCGTAACACCAACCCCTCCTGCTCCAGTTCCATCTGTAACACCTCAACCAGAAGTTTCCGTTACTCCAGCACCAGTTGCTACTCCGCAACCCTCACCTACTCCGCTTCCAGTAAGTCAAACAGTGGCAGAGTTGCCAAAACCAAGCCCATCACGACTTCCAGAACCAACTCCACCTAAAGCACCAGAGGTTGATTATTCATTAGCCCACAATCAGTTGTTAGCACTAGTTGGAGATACTCCTGTAGAGGAATGGAAAAAAGATGCTTATGATTTTGTAAGAACATTGAGTGGAAAGGATTTATATGAATTTAAAAAACAACGTCCAGATGTTATATTTGGCGATATTGAAGATCAGAAAATATTTGATCATTTAAGGGAAATAAACCCTTATAAATTTCCTAAAAATAAAGAGGATTTTTATAATTTAACCTATTCTTCTGCGGATTTTTTGCTTGGAGAGATTCCCGAAATGGCAGTAGGAATTGCGGGAGACTTTATAGCTGGATCCGCAAAAGCAGTTAAGCAGGGAGTTCCAGAATTATTGGGTATGAATTCAACATATTCAAAAGCATTAAAAGGTTTGGAACTTTTGTCACCAGAAAAAAAGAAAGAAGTATCAGATTGGCAGAAACAAGCATTTTTCATTCTCAACACTCCATTAAAGGGAGGAGAAAAACCTAACCCCGATTCGTACACGGACGATTTGTTTCTAAAAAAAGTACAAGAAGGTCTTAGCAAGGAGCAAAACCAAGCACTTGACCAAGAGTACGAGGTAAAAAGGATGAAGGCAAAGCAAGTGCCTTTTGAGACGCTTGCCACCCTCGCTGACCTTCCTCCAAGTCTTGGATTAATGGCTACCAAAATGACTCTTGGTGGCTTGCAAACGTGGGACACGATAAGTGAGCAGTCTGGATTGCTTTCCAAAGATCAAGCCTATGAAAGATGGAAGACAAGGGAACTCCTCGATTCGGTCAAAGCCAAAATGGTAAAAGAAGAACCCCGTGCGTGGGCTAGGGCAATGGATATTTATAAGCCAACTTACGCTCCTGCTCTTTCTTACTTCGCTAGTTTATCAACTCCATCTGTGGAGGAGATGATGATCATGGATCCAAAGTTGAGCAAAGAAGAAGCGGAGTCCAAGAGGAAGGCTACCATTGAACAAAATGTGCTTGATGCGATAGAGGAGACAAAAAAAACCATCCCAGAAGCAGACTTGCAATTGCAAGCGGTTGGTGATTTAGCTGTGCCGGGTGGATTTGGAATGGATACATTTGGCTATGCATTTAGTGTCGTTGAGGCAGCAAAAAGACTAACTCCATTGGCTAGGTTAAAATTTAAAAAGATAGGTTATACGGACGATCAAATTAATGAAATCGAGTCCAAAGCACAAAGGGTTTTAAAAGAAAAACAACTCAAAGAACTGGAGTCTAAAAAAACCGCAGGTCTGGTCGAACGTGCAGCAGGAGCGACTGCAAAGGGAATTGACGCAACTGGCAAATATCTTGAAAGAAGTCCAAAATTCCAAACCATAGCAAAATATACTCCCTATGTTACTGGCGTTGGATTGGGTTATGAAATTGATCCACAGAACCCATTGCGAGGAATGGTTGCTGGTGGACTGACTGCTGCTGGTGTAAAAGTTGGATTTAAGGCACTAAAAGAAACGCCAAAGGTTATAAAAGAAATAAGTGCCGCAAGACGCATTTCTGCTGGTGGCGAGATGGGGCCATTGGCAACCCTTGGAAGCATAGCAAAACAGCAGGATGAAGTTAAGAACCTTACTGCAAAACTGAAAACGCTGGCAGAAGGAACTGACGAGTATGCAGACACTAAAAAGTTGCTTGACGATGCAAAAGATAAGGCAAAGGGAATCAAGGAGGGTGGAGGAGAAGTGGTCGATTACGAGGGCATTGGAAAGGTAAGCGACACCACTAAAAAAATCTTGAGATTTGTTAGTGATGACATGGTTGCAAACATAGGAGAATATGCTAGGTTGGGTGTTGAGCCAACTTTAATCGGCCTTGCAACAGGAGTGCTTGACTCGTCTAACGAGGAAGAAATGAAGGCAATGATCGCTTCAGGTCTTTTATTTAGCCTTGGTGGACGGGCAGTACAGCAGGGGTTCCATAAATTCCTTGGAGAAGATCCAGTCATTACTGAGCGCAAGTCAAAGCAAGCCAGTATGGATGCTTTGAAAGCGTATCGTGATTCTAGTCCAGAAACACAGGGTGAAATCGATAGATTAACCGATTGGACTAATGTCTTGCAGCGGCAGGAGAACAAGATTGGTCAAGCGCAGAGTGATTTACAGGGTCTTCAAGCGGAAGGTGCAAGCCCAGATAAAATAACGAAAGCAGAAAAGGTTTTAGCGGCTGAACAAAAGTCATTGTCTTTGTTGAAAACAGCAAACGTCCAGACAAGAAATGAATTTGGGAAGAACTTCCTACAGCAATTGGCTAGAAACAATATGCTGATTAATGGAACTCTAAAAGCTGGACAGAACAATGTTGGGTTCCACATTTTATCTACAAATCAAATATTTGACCACTTTCGGAACAAACCAGAATACAGGGATGTTTCTGATGAGGATCTGATGATGAGTGCAACACAGCAGGGGTTCTACTCTGGAACAGGTGGTAACGAGTATCGCCCCGGCGTGGAGGTTTCTGATGCATCTAAGGGTCTTGTTTTTGATGCCTCTAAACCATCCATTGTAGTAAATTCTGATGCTCTACAGAATCGCATGATGATCTTTGGAGAGACTCCAACGGAAGCACTCAATCACGAAACAGGCCATCACTTCGCTCGCATTCCAGAGATTCAGAATGCTATGGGTGACGCTAGGAAGGTTCTTTTCACAAACGAAATCAAAGACGCATCTGGTGCTGTTAAGGAGATTTCAAATGGGTTGTACTCTGAAAAACAACTCAATGAGATGTTCGTTAAGAACTATCTTAAAAACAGACCAAAAGATCAGGTTGCAGAGATTGCTAAGGGTCTTGGGGTTTGGGATTACAATGCAAACTCATTAAATGCCAAGGACGTTGGAGCGTATATGCAGGAAGAGATTCTTGCTGAGTTATTTTCTAATACGCTTTCAAGAAATCTTGGAAAGGATCTAGATTCTAAGCAACTTCATTTGCTCGATGTTGCTCGATTGAAGATGAAAAACAATTTGTTGAAGAGTGCTGTTACCAAGGTTCTTGGTCTTGGCGCATCCCAAGATGTTGTTTCAGAGTTGACCAATGCAAAGCTACCACCAGAGGCGCAATCTGCCGCAAGGAATGCCGTGCGATTAATCCAAAGCATGAATGGTGACTTTTCTACAATGGCATCGATGCCACAAGCAGCACCTATATCCAAAGCGGAAATGAAAAAAAGCAAGGTTGCAGCAGAACGCTACGGAATGGATTCTGGTCTGTTTGCTACCAAGACTGTAGCACAGGTATTTGATGCTGATGGAAACCCAGTAGGAGCGGCAGTTGACGTGAATGATCTATCTGTATACGAGGGATCATGGAGATTTAGCAAGGATGGGGAAGAGAGGTTAAGTGGCTATGGTCAAATCCCAGTCGAATTGCGTCAGTTGCAGGTTCCAGAGGGTGGAACATTGTCAATCGCTAAGCAAGTTGCCACGGAGGTGGATGGTGTAACTCCAAGGTTACTAAACCCTAAAGACCTTAAAAAACTCCAACAAGATAGGGCATCGTTATTCAAACAAGCAATTGATACGCCTGACTACGGAACACCGGGTCGATTTGAAGCGGTTTCTGAAGGTTCTCAAACCTATCGAGGTGCATTCACTCCAATGCAGATTAAGGCTATTCAAGACTTGCCTGAAGGCATTGTTCCTCTAAAGATCAAAAAATACCTATTGGATCTCAACGAAGCTATTGTTAAGAAAGATGGAACACGCTTCTATGTCGATTATGCCGCAGTAATGGACGATAAAGGCAACTACAAGGCATTCTCTCCTAAAATCTATGATGTAGTGCCAATCGGACTTCACTTGTCAAAGGATGGCAACTTCTTGGTGACAACAATTTCCGCTGGTAGAATGATTGAGAAATTAAACCTGTGGAGTGATCGTATGCCAAACAGGTTGAATCCTTGGGGTGGTAGCAAGGAAGCATTTTGGGCTGATTTTTCTAAAAAGTATTTAGACAACTGGACAAAGGGAATTGAAGGAAGTGGTTATGACAAGCAAGGGCAACCTATAGGAACAAATCAATTGGATGCAGATGTTCAAGCAGCAGAAGTTAAGAAGTCTATTCTTAATGACTTTTTGAATTTGTTTACCAATGAAACCCAAGCATTAAATTTGGATAGGACAACTATTCCGAAAAGAAAAGGTGATCCTAAAAACAAGAGTCTTGATCGAACAATTATGTCCATGCGGATTGATCACATGGCAGAATTGTTAGATGCAGACCATCTTCCTAAACTTCCAATTGATTACGAGAAAGCAAAACTCAACTTCATGCCAGAAGATCCGATTGAGGCTACGGAAACGGAGCGATACCCGACCTCCGAGCGTGGAATGTACTCTGGACTTCAAAAGACCATCGACGAAAAGGTGCAGGGTAAATTTGCGTCACCAGAACAACTCAAGGCAATCGTCAACAACCCACAGAATGCAAAAGCCGAGGAACTGAAATGGTCTGGAGTGCTAGGTGAGATTGATCGTCTTGCAGCGGAGAACCAAGGCAAGGTTCCAAAAGACAAGGTTATGGATTACCTTCGCAATGAAGGTGCTGTTAAGTTTGAAGAGGTGACCCTTGGTGGAAAGGAAGCATTTGATCAGAATAGGTTAAATCAACTTGAGGCTGAATATAGAAACCTCAAAGATCATCCAATTGATGACCCATCATTCGGAGAGGATAAGTACGATGAGTTGATCAAATTAATGAATATCAGGGATCAAAGCACAACTGACACTCTATACAATGAAGCAGAGAGAGTGATGAAGTTGGCTCAACAAGCTCAAAGACGTGGGGACAAAAAGACAGCTGAAAAGTATTTTCGAGAAAACGAGTTTTTAAATACGCGAGCAGAGAAGCTGGATTTACAAGGACAAGGTTTAGCTAATCCTCCAAGATTTGCAGGGCTGCAACTCCCCGGTGGCGCAAACTATCGAGAGGTGGTGATGACGATGCCTAATAAAATCGTAGAAGAAGAAGCAAAACTTAAAAAACAAATATTTGAATTAAATAAGCAGCAATCTCAATTTGAACAACAATCTCCAGAGTGGAACGAAATTCAAAAACAATTAAGAGGTTTAATTGACAGGCAGTCTGATTTGGTTCGTATTCCATCATCTGAAAGGGCTGGCTACATCTCCTCCCACTTCCCAGAAACACCCAACTATGTAGCGCATATGCGTATCAACGAGCGCACAGACGCGCAGGGTAACGATGGGTTGTTTGTGGAGGAGTGGCAGTCTGACAGGCATCAGGCGGGAAGGGAGAAGGGGTATCGTGAAGATTTTAAACCGCTTTCAACAGAAGAAAAAAAACGATTGGATATCATTCGTGATAAAGTTGAAGAAATGGAAATGCAGGGAGCGGAAGAAAATCCAACTCCAGAATATAAAGCATTGTATTCCGAAGCATTAAATTTAATGCAAAGGAATCAAGGTGGATCCATTGATTCTCCTACAGACGCACCATTCCGCAAAGACTGGTCTATCCAACTCTTCAAACGCGCATTGCGAGATGCCGTGGAGTCAGACAAGAAGTGGATTGGTTGGACTACTGGTGATACGCAAGCCGAACGATATGACTTGAGCAAGCAGGTTGATGCAATTGATTATTCAATTGACGAAGATGGTCTTTATTCAGCGTCTGCCATAAAAGGAAAGAATGAAGTATTTTCAAAAGAAGGAATGGAACTCTCTGAAGTAGAGGCAACATTCGGCAAAGAACTTGCACAAAAAATGCAAGAAAACAAAGGTAAGAAGCGAGAAACAGAGGATGGTGACGAATATCACTCACTATCTGGACTTGATCTTAAAGTCGGTGGCGAAGGAATGAAGGGATTCTACGATCAAATCCTTCCTAAAGAGGTTGGCAAGTATATTGCAAAGATGGGTGGCAAGGTTGAGAAGGTTGACTCTGGCATTATGCAAAAAGGGCCAGACATTGACAAGGGTGGTTACACCATCCCTTCCATGAAGGATACCCCAATCTGGCGTGTAAACATCACTCCCGAAATGGCAGGTAAAGTGAGAGGTGGTCAGTTGCAGTTCATGCCAGCAGTTTCTGTTATTCCAGAACGATTCACAGGCAAACCTGAAGATAACAGAC